GAAGAAGGACAAACATTTTCGCTGTCCCCGATCATGGATAAGCTATTGCCCATTATGGTTATGTCTGAATGGGGACAGATCCCCGATGATCTAGATTATAAATTTAATCCGATTAAAACTGCCGACAATAAAGAAATGTCAGAGCTGGCAGATAAGTCTACAACTGCTGTTAATACTGTATATACCTCTGGCTTGATTAGCCAAAAAACAGCATTGAAAGAACTTAGACAACAATCCGAAATAACTGGCCTGTTTAGTAACATTACTGATGAGGATATCGATAAAGCTGATGATACAACGAACCCAGGCGAGATGTTGCCGAACTTAGGCGGTGATTATGATGAACCTATGGGAACCGAAACGGAGAATAGAAACGCAGTACCAAAGGGCGATAACTAACCTGCTTAATAGCATATGGAATAATATCAAGAATCTTACTGATCCTCTTGGCATCGATCAAGCTATTCGCAATATGGTCAATAGTCGAGCGTTTAAATCATACGCTGAGAGCGCAGTCATGAAAATGGTTACTGGATTATTCGCTGATAATGGCCGCACTTGGCGACAAGCGTCACGCAGTAATATGCAAGGCAAAATGATCCATGAAATGCTCAAGAAAAACCTTTCAGGACGTGTTGGCGCAGAGATGCAACAAATGATAGACCGTAATGCTAGGCTGATCAGCACATTGCCTTTAGATGTTTCTAAGCACGTTACCAATCACATTAAGGAAAGATCACTCGCAGGAAAACGTGCTGAAACCATTGCAGAAGAAATTCAGCAGATGTTCCCTGGTAGCTCTAAGGCGAGAGCCGCGCTAATTGCACGAACTGAAGTATCTAAAGTTTCTACTGCTCTTACAAGGGCAAGAAGTGAGGATGTCGGTATTAAGTGGTATGTATGGCGTACATCAAACGATGCCCGGGTGAGATCGTCACATAATATTATGAGCCATGTATTGATTCCTTGGAGCAGTCCTCCCTCTCCCGAACGATTGGATAATCTACGTTCTGTTGGTCATTATCATGCAGGGGAGATATGGAACTGTCGGTGTTATGCTGAACCAGTGATTGAGGTTGATTACTTATCGTGGCCTCATAAAGTTTATTATGGCGGTCAGATAGTTGTTATGAACAGAAAGCAATTTGAAAAAATAATGTAAATTAGACCATGTTGTCCAAATTAGATAAATGGTCTTTTCTTTATGCGTGAAAGGAGATAAACATGGCAGGAAATCCGAGTGTTGACAATTTAATTCCCATAACTGGCAAGTTATTAGACGACTTTAACCAAACCGTCAATGTTGCTAATTTCGTAACGCATAGTGGTTTTGAAAACATCGACCACGTGCATCAGAGTGTGCATGAAGGTAATGTGTACACAGCGAGTCATTTGTTTACCTCTGTTGCCGATAATGGTTTTGCTTACATGAGAGTTAAGCCAGGAACTAAACCAGTGCATGGCAGCTTAACAGTATCTGCTGGTGGCAAATGTTACCTAACAACCTATTCGGGGACAACTTATTCGGCAAACGGTGCTGAAGCAAGCACTTTTAATCGTAATAGCCTTTACCCAACAGCTAATAAAACAGGAATTGTTTATCAAAACCCAACAATTAACGTATTGGGAACTGTAAGGTTTGTAGATATGATTGCTGGAGGTAATAGCCAACAAACGAGAGTCGGTGGAGCAAATAATCCTCAAATCGAAAGTGTTTATCATGATGGTGATGATATCTTATTAGCAATTCAAAATAAATCTGGTGCAGTAACCGATATTGCGTGTTCATTTACGTGGTATGAAACTCCTGCCTAAATTACTTACGCTTGAAAGGAGGTGAGGAAAATAGCAAAAGCATATTACGGCTCTAGGATAAGCCCCAATCAAACCAAAACTCCTGAGGGATACTTAATCCTTCATAACGTCCCTATTGCTCGTACAGGTACACAGGAGTATCTAGGTAGCGAGATTGGCGTGGATGCCGAAAGAGTGACGGTCAACAGGACAGATGAGGAAGTATTCAGTGCCGCGACAATTGCAAGCTTTGAAGGTAAGCCAATTACCAATAACCATCCGACTGAAGATGTACGCCCTGATAATATTGCATCATATTTGCGAGGTGTATCTAGTAATGTAAGGCGTGGTACTGGCAATGAGTCAGATCTATTGTTATCTGATCTTATTATTTATGATCCTAATCTCATATCGCTGATTGAAGCTGGCAAGAAGGAAATATCTTGTGGGTATGATTGCGTATATGCTCCTGTAGATGACCAGTACGAGCAACAACAGATTCGCGGTAATCATATTGCTGTTGTTGAAAGCGGTAGAGCTGGACCGCGAGTTAAAATAAAAGATTCTCAAATAAAAGGAGCGAAAAAAATGCCAAAAACAGATAAAAAAACTCTATGGGGTAAAATTTTAAAAGCTTTTTCCGTTGATGCAGAACCGGAGGAAATTGCCGCAGCTCATGCCTTAATGACTAAGGATTCCGAGATGGAGGAAAAACCTGTAAAAGATGCTGGAGAGGATGAAATAGTCACAGCATTAAAAGCTGTCATTACACGCCTTGAAGCTTTAGAAGCTAAGGAACAATCTCAACAAGATGCTAAACCTGAACCAGATGCTTTAGATGCCTTGGAAGAAGAATTGAAGGGCGAAGCCAAGGATGAGGATAATGAGGAATCAGTTACAGTTTCTGCTGAATCCATGAATGATGAAGATATGGAAGAAGAAAAAGAAAAGGCTGCTGATAGTAACGCAGGTATCCTTGCCAGTATTAAGGCCATGAAACCTGTAATTGCCAGCATGAGTAATCCTGTTGAGCGCAAGAAAGCATCTGACGCGCTGGCAAAAGCTATGCGTGACCAAATGCCTAAACCATCGACAAAACCTCAAGCAGATGCTTACAAGGCAATGGCTAATCCAAAGAAATCTAAAGATGCAAAAGCTCCTGCCGATCAAACCGAGTTTGGTAAAAATTGCGCCAGCCGAAATCCACACTTAAAACAAGGGGGTAAATAAGATATGCCAGGTAAAGTAATTGGAACTCAATTTAACTATGGTTACCCAGGGACATTGGCGCGGACAGGTGATGAGGTATCTCGTACACGCCCTGTCAAATCAGATAGTGCAGATATTGCCTTTGGTGATCCTGTTGTTATTAACACTGATGGTACTGTGACAAAGTTTGGCGCAAGTGGAACAGCTGCCACGTTTGCTGGTATTGCAATGAGACGTGTTAAAAGTGCATTAACTTACTTAACGCAAGCTAATGGGGTTTATACTGCATCTGAGCCATGTGACATTTTAGAGCGTGGAGCAATCACGGCTAATGTTAATGTGGGTACTCCCACTGTTGGCGGTGCTGTATATATTCGTATTCTTGCAAATGGCGCAATTCCGACTGGTGTTGTTGGTGGGTTTGAAGCGGCTGCCGATAGTACCAACACAATCCTATTGACTAATGCTAAATTTGGCACGACTAAGGATGCCAATGGGGTTGCTGAAATCGTAATTACTACAAGACAGGGGGTATAAAATAAATGGCTAAAATTTTAACATTAGATACTGGTGCTCCTGTATTTGGGGGCAGAATGACACTTGATGCTAGTGCCGTTAGTGGAGGAATGGCGTTCCTAACATCCGAGCTTGAAAAGATTGATCCTAGTTTGCGTGAGCCTTTAACATCAACCACATACCCGCGCGATATCGAGATCGAAAGCGGTGGTGGGTGGATTGAATCAACCAGTGTCATGAACGTTGATTATGCTGTTTCAGGTGGTCAAGCAGATGGTACTGGTGGTGTTCAAAACGCTGTCAGAACCATTCAAGCCAATCTTGGTAAAGATATCTATAAGGTAATGCCTTATGAGATTGCCATGAAAGTGAAATTCATGGATGTGCAGCGTGGTAATGTAACAGGTAGATCCCTTGAAAATATCTATGATACTGGTGTCAGATTGGATTTTGACAAGTTCATGGATCTAAATGTTTATCAAGGTCAATCCCTGTATGGAACTGTTGGCCTTTTGAATGACAGTCGTATTACTGCGGGTGCTGTTGCTACTGGTGCTTCTACTCACACACAGTGGAATTATGCGGGTGCCCCTAAAACTCCTGATGAAATCCTAAATGATATTAACCAATTAATTGTAGCTGCATGGGCTGCATCTCAATATGATCAAAGCGCGATCGTAAATCATATTCTGATTCCACCTGCCCAATTCGCTTATATTGTTAGTACTAAAGTTTCGAGTGCAGGCAATATCAGCATATACGAGTATCTGATGCAAAATAATATTGCCAAGACTAAAGGAGTCAACCTGTTTATTGGCGAGTCTCGTTTCTGCATCGGTGCCGGTGCTGGCAGTACTGACCGTATGGTGGCCTATGTTAATGCTAAACGTTTTGTATCTATGGATGTCCCTCAACCATTATCCCGTGTAATGACTGCTCCTAATGTTGGGGATGCATCATATGACAGTTTGTTTGCTGCCAATGTTGGTCAAGTTAAAAAGCATTATCTAGAGCCTTTCCGCTATGCGGACGGCATATAAGGAGGCGCTATGAGAATATTTACAAAGAAAGCCTTTGAGTTTAAAAATGTCGATGGGAGCAGTGTTATTACTGCTCCTTTAGCTTTCCACGATGTTCCCGATGGGGTAAAAAAAGACCAAATGTTTAAATGGGCTGTAGCTGATGGTGATGTCGAGATTATTGGAAGTAAGAAAAAACAAACAGCTCTTGAAAATGATGGTGATCAAGATCCTAATACTAATGGTGAGCAAATAGAAAAAGAACAGGAGTAGGTGTTTAGCCTATGACAGATGTATTTCAAACTATCGCCAGCGCGAGTAATATTCGTGCTGGCGATAATCCATCTTATTTATTAACTGATTTCTATACTAACTATCCTGCATATGGGCCCCGTGGTATCTCTCCTAATGAAACTTACTTAGTTGATCCTATCATCATTCAAATGTATCTTGATCTAGCCCATGCCAGCATAAAAGAAACTCGTTGGCGTACATCTTGGAAGATTGCTATGGGTTGGTTTATTGCTCACTTTATTACTCTGTATTTACAAAGTATGAGCGACGCAAATAGCACAGCAGCACAAGTTATTGCCAAGGGGCAGAGTAAAGGTCTTATGGCATCAAAGTCTGTTGGTGATGTATCTGTATCATATGATTATAATTCCATAGCTCAAGACCTTGATGGGTGGGCCGCGTGGAAACTAACCGCATACGGTCAACAATTAGCCACCATGGGTAAAATGGTAGGCAAGGGTGGCATGTATATATGGTAGGCACTGCGATTATTACCGTTAGGGATAAAATGGACGTGTTGCGCAATGCCATCAATGTAATACAGAAGCTTGAAGTTTATGTAGGTATACCTGAAGAAAACAATGAACGAAAAGATGCTAGTGAGATAACTAATTCTGAACTAGCTTATATGCATACGCATGGAGTTAGACGATTGGCCATGATCAATGAGATGCAGGGCGATATTGAAAGCGGCACTCCTTATAGTAAGGCCCATCAGATGTATATCCAGACCAATGGCTCACCGTTATGGAAATCTCCGCCTAGGCCGATTATTGAGCCGGCCATTGAGTACAATAAAGAGAAAATAGCAGATCATTTGCAATTAGCTGCTGTAAAAGCCTTAGATGGTGATATTCAAGGGGCAAAGGATCAGTTAAAAAAAACGGGGCAGTTAGGTGAAAAAGTAGCCAGAGATTGGTTTGATAATCCGAATAATGGATGGCCTGCGAACTCACCTAAAACTATTGCTTTAAAAGGTAGTGACCGTCCATTGGTGGATACCGGAGAGTTGCGCAAAGCTATTACTTCTGTAGTAGGTGATAAATAATGATTGATGTATCTGAATTAATTGTTGATCCTGATTTTGCGCAGGAGTACACGGTATATCGCAAATCAGGTGATTGGTTTGAAGGTGTTTTTACTGAGACGGAAGCCGTAATTAATTTTTATGGTCCAATTATTGTCGCAAATACTAAGGACGTTAATATGTTGCCTGAGGGTGATAGAATTGCAGGATTAATGATGTTTTATACAACAGCAGATAATCCTTTTTTAATTACTCGAAATACAAATGGCAGCTTAGGAACATCTGATCAGCCAGTATGGAGAGGTGAACGATATAAAATTATGCAAGTTTCTCCTTTTGATGATTTCGGCTATATAAAAGCAATTGGGACTAGAATGGGGATTGATTAAATGGCAGATATATTTTTAACTCTGAAGCAAATTGAAAAACTATTTTGGAATGTAACAACTCAAATGTTAGGGCTTGATCCTGCACTACCTGTTAATGCAAATAAAGTCCGTATTGCATGGCCTACTGAGGGAGCACCATCGTGGAAGATAAATGAGGATGTAACATTTCTACGCATAGGTGACTTTGATGATTCGATAAACATTCTGCGTGATAGTGTTATGAGTAATTTAGATGTAGATAATGCAAATGAAACTACAGGTTATACGCGAGTATTGATAATACATTTCATTTGTTATGGCCCTAATTCATTTGATAACGCCTTTATAATCAGAAAAAAGCTTTATGATCAAAAATATAGGGAATTTCTTAATATTAAAAACATTTTCTTAATTCCTCAAATCAATTCCCCTGTTCGTGTTCCTGAGTTGCTTAATGGTCAATGGTGGGAACGAACTAACGTAATGGCAAAGTTTAATGAGCTGATTCAGTTTAATCAAACTATACCATATCTTAAATCTGCAGCTGCCACAATTGATAATAGTGCGGACACTAATAACGTAGTAGTGCCGCCAAAACCATAGAAAGAGGTGATTTTACAAAATGACAACTCCTACAACTTTGAGTTTAAATAAGATAGTCAATGTTTCTGTAACGGTATCGCCTTTAGCAGCTCCGCGTAATGGGTTTAATCAGGGATTGATTGTTGGCCCTAGTGCGGTTATACCGACTACTGAACGACTTCGTTTTTACAATAACACTGGCGAAATGTTGGCCGATGGTTTTACTAATACTAGCCATGAATACTTAGCTGCTCAGATATATTTTAGCCAAAGCCCTGCACCAACTCAATTATGGGTAGGCAGACATGACATAACAGGCGCAGAAACAATGTTAGAGGCAGTACAGGCATGTAGATTAGCGAATAGCCAGTGGTATCCTGTATTTGCGTGTGATGCTACAAAAGCTGATCATTTAGCTATTGCCGCGTACATTGAAACTGCAACTCCTGCGAGTGTATATTTCGGCACTACTGCTGATGCTGATGTTCCCACTAAAACAGCGGGCAATGTTCTATTAACATTACAAGCCCTACTATATACTAGAACTTTTGTACAATATTCAACCAGTACTCCTTATGCCATATGTGGTGCTATGGGCTATGCTATGGGGCAAAATACTGGTTTAAATGGTTCTGCCTTCACTCTTAAATTCAAAAATCAGGTAGGAGTAACAACCGAACCGTTAACAGGCACACAAGTGCTGAATATTGAAGATGCTAATGGAAATCTGTATCTCAATTATGGGTATTATTACAACATTTTTGAGCAAGGTGTATCATCTGCCGGCAGATTCTTTGACGAAATTCTCAATCTCGATATGTTGGCCAACAATGTTCAATTAAATATTATGGATGCTCTATATAAAAATCCTAAAATACCACAGACAGACGCAGGCGTATTGCAACTAATTGGTGCTTGTAATCAAGCTTGCGATTTGGCTGTTAATATTGGCTTTATTGCACCAGGGCAATGGACTGGACTACCTGTCCTGAATCTTAATACAGATGACACTTTACCTAAAGGTTATCTAGTACAAGCGCCACCAATCAGCTCACAGTCCGATGCAGATAGACAGGCCCGCAAATCTCCGCCTCTATACATTGCTATTAAAGAGGCCGGGGCGATTCATAGCGTATTAATTGGCGTTTACGTCAACAGATAAGGAGGTAAATTTATGGCTCTTACAACATATTCGTTTTTAGATCTTGCGGGCGTTATGGCCCATCCTAGTAAGGGTATTTATACCTTTACTGGTGAGGGTGTCGGCAGTATAACTGTTTCAATGGCTACTGAACGTACCGCACATGATACCGCCGCCGATGGTAGTATTATGGTTAGTAAACTAGCAGGTAACAGTGGCAGTATTACCATTTCAGCGCAACAAACATCTCCGCTTCACAAATGGTTGCTTGATTGGTATAACTACGTTGTGCAAGCAGATACGGAAGAATGGGCGCAGGCTAGTATTGCAATGCGTAATACTTCTGATGGTACTAGTCATGTTGCCACAGGGATTAGTCCAGGGAAGTTGCCTGACAAAGCATATCAAGCTCAGGGGCAACAGGTATCATGGGTGCTGATGTGCGCAGATATCCAGTCATTAAATGCGTAGGGGGATATTATGAGCGAACAAAAAACTATTACTTTGGGTGATCGTCAATTCGTAATTAAAAAGATGACTGCAAAGCAAGGATCGTGGATTGCTATGCAGTTATTTACGAAATTAATCCCTATTGGCGTTGCCGCTTTCGGTGACATGAAAAAAGCTAATTCAATGATCAGCAAGGAAGATATCAAGAAAATGAACTTCGAAATGCCTGATCTATCAGCAATTCAGAGAATATTTACTGAAGAAGAATTTTACCGCCTACAGGATACTTGCTTAAGTTGTTGCTATGAAGTTAAAAAAGGCGGAAATATCCCCGTGATTGGCGGCAATGGTGCATGGGGTGTCGAAGGTCTTGAATATGACACAGTTAAGGTAATGGCGTTAACTATCAATGCTTTAACGTTAAGCGTGGCAGGTTTTTTCGAAGGAAACGCCTTGCAGGAATTAATTCAGTCCCTATCGGGTTTGAGCCTGTTCGGTGTCAGTCGGTAGATGAATTCCTAATGGCCCCTGTTATGTGTAAAGACTGGCGACAATGTGAGGCATCAGATGGGACATACAGCATTGACGATTTGCTAGACTGGCACGAGATGGCAGAGGTTAAGGCTGAGAATAAGCGCAGGGCAGAAATTGCAGCCGAGCAGAAAGGAGCTGGATAACTATTTTAGATACTATAAAAGATTACCTTGTAGGCCTTGGGTTTAAAGTCAATATGAATGAATATAACCAGGCCACAAGAGCCGTTACTGATCTAGGAAACACTATCCAGTCTAAAACTGTCGGCATGGGTAAAAGTTTTGTAAACGCCTCAGGTATAATTGCTGGGGCGTTATTTAGTATAGCTGCTGCAACTGCGGGTGTTATATCCAAAGTATCTGCTCTTGATATGGAATATCAAAAACTAGGATTGCATATGTGGACCACTACGCAACAGGCCAAAGAAATGAAATTGGCTCTTGATGCTATGGGTGAATCTGCTGAAAATGTTGCGTGGATCCCTGAACTTAGGGCGCAGTATGATAAGTTGATCCAGCAAGGTAGGCAATTGCAGACTCCTGGCGATGCTTCAGGGCAACTTCAAAATATACGCCAAATTGGTTTTGAATTTGCTCGAATGAAGATGGAAGCCTCTTATGCTTTGGAGTGGGTAGCGTATTATTTGATTAAGTATTTAAACGGGCCACTTAAAAGCGCAAAAGATACTTTAAAAGATTTTAACGATAAAATAAGCCAGACTATGCCACAGTGGACTGAGAAGGTTGCTAGGTGGCTAACAATGATCATCAACATAGGCAAGTCAGGTGTGCGACTTATGAGCGATATGGTTGATGGTGTTATGTATTTATTTGATCAATTGCCTAAGGGGGCAAAGGCAACAGTCGCGGCCCTTGCTGGTATTGGTGCGTCATTATTAATATTTGGCCCAGTTGCTACATTATTACTTGGTTTGTTGCTTTCTCCATAGCACCTAAAACTGTAGGTGGAGGTTCAACAGATTGTTGGTTATTCCTATTGGTCTGCCCAGTAGTCTGCACCCTTGTGCTGACAGTCGTTTTACTTACCTCAACTACAAATATTTCTTTCATAGTTACTGTACACCTAAGGCCGTTTAGTGTCTTAAAATCATCAGGTGTATTTATTTCCTCGATAATCATATTTTCATAGAGATTAAGGCGAGTCAACACCCTGAGTGGTAATCTCGCCTCTTTCAATTGCTTAATCATTTGATAAGCTGACACCGATTTTGTATACCACCCAGTAAATTGCCCTGTAACAATGCTGTCCATTGCATCAGACATGCCTATTTCCATTGTCAGCTTAGCAGGCATATTATAAGCATGATCACTAATATTGGCACCAGTCTGCACAGGATGATCGGTGACTTTAACTGATTCTGTATGATCCTCGCGCAGTACTGCGTCAAAGAAAAACCCACCGATATTGGTTTTTATATAGACTAATTGATTTATGTCAGAGGTTAGTCCTGCCCATTGAGGTGGTCGCCAGGGGCCTTTGCTTTGTGGCACTGATAATGGATCAGTCGCAGGAGTAAGTATTTTTTGTATCCGCTTATAAGTACCCCATACCAAGTTAATAGTATTTTGGTTCATCTACGCATACACCCCCGACAATCCGCGTGTTTGGCGGGCTATTGTGCGTCCGTTGGCATCTTTTATGTTATATTCTATCGTCTTTGCTAGTTGGGCTTCATTAGTAGAGACGTTAAAATTAACATCACCAGTAGTGAATGTAGACGAATTTGAAGAAGAGGACGAACTAGGTGTAGGCGCATAAGCAGCTGCAGTATTGTTGCTATACCCAGTATATAGATTAGTCGCATCAGTATAACTATTGCCCATCCTACTGGCAATATTGTCAGCATATTCATTCATGCTCGGTTCATCACCATTGCCCTGCCTACGATTTTTAGCATAATCAGAGTAGTCTACGGCTCCCTCTCCTGCGTACCAAGCAATAGCCGCACCCCTTGCACCGTATTTATCGTAATACTGTCTCAGTTTATACCTGGCAACAATTTCTTGATTCTCAGGAGTCATTGGCGATCCCGAAGGCAATCCTGCTTCACGCGACCAACTTGGCCAGTTCTCGGGCATGATTTGATATTTACCAGCAGCACCAGTTCTGCCATTTACAGCATCATAGTTACCGCCAGATTCTTGACCTGATATCGCATTTATAAAGCTTTCAAAACTACCATCGCCTGTTTCACCTTTATTGAATTTCTTTACATGTTCTGTATGCGCCTTATAATCTTTCATGAATTCTTTGCCCCTGTCCGCAACAGCACCGAACTTACCCTGTAGGGCTAGACCAATCATATCAAGGATAGCAGCAACAACCTTACCCATGAAAGCGAGTTCTCTCACAGCTTCAACGATTACACTTATGAACCCATGGCCTTTGATATTAAACAGCTTATTAACCGAAGTTATCACATTAGATAAGCCTTTTGCAACACTGCCAACAGCTTTCCAAATATCCCAGAACATTTCACCGATTTCTTTCAGTGTTCCTGATTCAATCAATGTTTTAATAAAGTCCTTAAGTATATCAACTATTAAAATCAGTACATCTTTGACCAGAACGAGAATTGATTTAATCGTATCCCATCCATCAATAAATTTAGGCATGACTGATTCTGTCCACGACCTACACTTATCAAACCATTCCAACATCT